AGCCTACAAGAACCGTATTCGGACAGCGTTAAATCTGGAAGGCTTATAGCCTTCTTTTTGTTATTCGGACAGGCATTCGGATAGCAAAAAGAAGTCCCATAAGCGGACAGGAAAGGAAAACAGTTATGAAACTATATTATGTATTTGCTTCAGTGAATGCAACTGGAAAAGTCACATGCGGACAGTTTCAGGATCAGATGGACAGGATAGTGTATCCGTATGAATGGTCTGAAGAATTCCACTGCTTAATCAATGTGAGCGGATGGTATACTCCGGCACAAATCAGATACCGCATGAAGTATTCACCATGCAGATTTGAATGGAGGTGAAAATCGTGAGCGGATACTTTGGTTATTCTATGAGCAATAATGCAATTTCCGCTTACGAAAACGGAGAAAAGCCGCTTTCCAAGTGGACAAGAAGCGCAATTTTAAACCATATAGCCGGATTGATTCTTGATGGAGAATTGCCGGAAGAAATCGTTTCTGAAGTGGACAAGATGAAAACTGCTGATTTACGGCAGTTTTTGTCTGCTTCATCATGGCATCACACTTCCAGTCATTACAATCGGACAACGTTTTACAGTGTCAATGCGGACAGGATCTTGATTTATTTTGGATATTCCGAGTGCGTTTGCGCTACTCTTTCGGATGGATCTTCAGTATATGGGTTTTACTCCGGCAAACGTGATCCTATCACTTGGAAATATCAGGAATTCACTACATTAAGTGGACAGACAATCAATGCAGCTGACATTGCCAATACAAGAATAGGCTTTTACAAGTCAATCGGGCAGGAATAATAATCGGAGGAATTTATGAAAGAAGATTGTTTTGAACTTGTATTCCAGGTAACAGAAACGCTTAACAATGGAAAAGAGCGTACTTTCAAAAAGAAATTATTATCACCACGTTTTAGAAACGGACACTATATCACTGAAGCAAACGCCGCCCTAAAAGGAATTGAATTGCTTCAGAACATGCGCTACTACCGCATAAAATACATGGGACGTACATGTAAAACTCTGTATTGGATTGACTAATTCAAGAAGGCTTTTAAGCCTTCTTTCTTTCACTTGGACAGGTTTTCAAGTGGATGAAAGAAGTCCTAAAAGGACTATAGGAGGAAAATAAAATGAGTGCTATTAAAGAATTCTACATGAACATTGCGGACAAATGTGCTGATGCGATTTACAGCGAATGCTTTGATGTCATGGACTATCAGGACTGCACATATTCTGATGTCCAGGATGAGACCATGAAAATGGTATTCGGACAGCAAGCCGACCAGGAACGGCTTTTCGGTTATCTTTACGATCATATTTCTGAATGTGATGGAAGAGCGGAAGAATTAATGCCAGAGACATTCACTGCATGCTGTCTGCTGTATGCTTTCCTTTCGGACAGCTGGAAAGCATTAAACGGACTGAGCAATGATGAAGAACACATTGCGGAGAGAGAAGAAGAAGTTTCATTAAACTTCATTAGAAAGATGAAGGAATCATGGCACTGAAGTACAAATTTCTCAAGGAAATACTTTATGTAATTCCGAAAAGCGGCATTGCAGCAAATATGTTCCGTTCGGACAGAAAAGTATCACTTACTACAGCCGACCGTATCATCACAAAGCCGCACACTTTCCCTTCCGATCCATTTAAAGCGGACAGTTATTCGGATGCTGTGCAAATCGGATATACCATGCGTGAACAAATGCTCAGTGTATACAGAAAAGACGGATGGACAGTCCAGGACAACGGCTTTGAAGTGATCTGTAAAAAAGACGGAGTCACGAATTATTATTACGGATTCCGCATTCAAAAATGTAATTGAACAATCGGATAGGTTATACATATAATGTAATCGGAGGAAATACCATGCCAAAAAAGAAAGAACAGAAATATGCATCCCAGGAAAAGTATGATGCGCTAAACACAAGACATTACGGTATCAAGTTAAATCTGAAAACAGATTCGGACATCATCTCAGTGTTGGATGCATCTCCCAGCAAACAGACTTTTATCAAGGATGCTCTTCGGTTTTACATAGCACATTCGGACAGCATTCCGACAGACCCAAAAATGTAAAGTGTAGTATGTATACACTTAACAGATTAAAAAACTCCCTGTCCTCAATTGGACAGGGATCTTTTTTAATTAACTCATCCTCGATTCAATTTACTCATTTCGGCATGTTCTGAACAAATTGAAGCACTTCATCTTTCCCTATTCGGACAGGTGCATCATCACCATACAGTATTGCCATATCAAGCTGCTTGCAAAGCTGTTTTGACAGGAAATCCATCATATATCTCATTCGGACATGGTCTTTGTGCTTCTTCCAGTCATACCTCTTGTATGCATTCCGTCTCTTCTTCATTCAGATACTCTCTCCCCAGTGTGTAGACATCATTCCGGCTGGCAGTCTCAATTACGATTCGGACACCGTCTTCCGCAGCAGTGATGCTTGTTCCATTTACGGAATCATAATTGGACAGCACCTCATTCAGCCAGGTGGACACCTTCTCAGCGTTAATCGTCATTGTACGGATGTCCGTTGACCTCCCATGACATCGTAGGCACTCTGTCACTGTTTGCATAAATGCGGATGACAGTTCTGTTTGCTGGAATGGACAGAATTTCATCAATCATCTGATGCATATGCTTTCCATTCGTCCTTCCTGCCATGTACGTGTCGCTGTTGATGATGATTACCTTTTTGTCAGCCTTCAGCTTCTCATTCTCTTCCTTCAGCTTTTTCAGTTCTTCGGACAGGCTGTCTACCTTCGCAGTCAAGGCTTCGTTTTCCTTGTCCAGTTCAGCTTTCTCGATTGACAGTTTCCGATAGTCCTCTTTCCGCATGCCGATTTCAGTTTCCAGTCGGACAATCTTATTTCTGTATTCGTTAATCTCATCTTCCAGTTCTTCAATAATTTCTGCATCGGACATCGGCGGTCTTCCAGTACAAATTCGCCTTCTCACTTCAAAATACATGCTCATTTTTCTCTCCCAAAATATCTCATAATTCTTTTCCGGCAAGCCTGATAGGACTTGTAGCCGTACACCTTCAGATTCGTTTTCTGCCAGTCTAAGCCTTGCAGATAATGCCAGTGGACAATAGCACGGATTTCTGAATCTTCCACCGTGTCAAGCCAGTCTAGGATAGCTGACAGCCGTTCAGCAATCTCATCCTGTTTCTCAGCAATTCTCCTGTCAATTAGGTCAATCTTTCGGAGAGCGTTTGCTGTCGGATCAGATGGTGTGTTTCCTCTCGCTCCGTCATTTTCTCTCCCATTCGGAGATGCCACAGGGAAATATGCCCACTGCCGTTCTCTCTGAAGTGCTTCAAGTTCTGCGGACAGACCTTTGAAATCTTCCAGGTCTTTAATCGTAATAATATCCGTCACGGATTGTTTTTGCCCTCCCTCTGGACTTTTCATCCATGTATTTTGATGGGATAGGCATGTTCCTCTTCCTACATGTCCTTCGGAGGAGGTCTCTTCCTTTCTCAGTCAACTCGTCTGTTTCCCTGTCATGCATCTCATTGTGTGTTTTGCGTGACAGGCTAATCAGATTCCATAATTCAAATGCGTATTGCGGATATTCATTTTTTGGAAAGATGTGGTGGACAATCTCGGCTGCTTTTGGAATGCCGTATCTCTTGGTCTCTTGATCCATGTACTTGTCTCTTCTCAAAGCGGACAAGCGGACTCTTCGCCACTTCGGCTGGTCATACCAGGGATCATTCTCCATCCGCATCAGGCATTTTCTCCACTACTGCAATCGCATAATCGAAAGCAATTTTCTCAATTACCTTCTCTCTGCTGCACTGGCAGTGTGTTCGCTTATTCTGAATCTCTCTCAGTTTTTCGATTGTATCTTCCTTGCTGATTTTCATGTTCTCTCCGTTCCATGGTCATATCAAACCATTCGTTATATTTTGGACAGGAATAAACTGTCTCTAATGATTCACAAGTGTCGAGGCAGTGTGTGCATGGACAAGAAGATAATTCGTAGCACCGCCGGAGGTCTAGCGGAGAATTCATGGGAAAATTCTTAGAATGTTTTTTCATACACACACCACCTCAATACCATTTTAGCGGAGATGGATTTTACAATTTTTACAGTTCACTTTGTCTGCGTTTCTATTCCTAGAAACTGCACTCGTATGAATACAACAGTCATGGTATATTCGGTCACTTTCCATCCGTTTTCTTCCGTCAGCAATTTTCTGTATTCGGACAGCATCGTATCATCTTGCGTTACGATAATCTTCTCCTTAATGGTTATCATTCCTCTTTACTCATCCTTTTCCACTCTTCATGGAACTTCTTAAGACGTTCTACGTTTGCATCGCTCCATCCGAATTTTTCTTTCACTTCCGACCATGTGTCAGTAAAGTTATCGTCATCGCCACCCCATCCAAACACGATAGCGTATATCGTTGCGAGACGGTTATCCCCAGCCCAGTCCCTGGAATCGAAAGCAATAACGCATTCAATGTATTGGAGCGGATTCGTAATATCTTCAATGCTCATTATTCTTTCCCTCCGTGAACATGTCATACAGGTATTTCATGAAGATAACCGCTTCCTGTGTGCCGCCGAACGATGCTACCTTCCGATAGGTGTTCGGTGGTTCAAAGATGCACAGGCACGGCTTTTTCAACTTCGGAGACAAATCCATAATGCAGATCCTCTTGTCTCCGCTTTTAATCAGAGTTGCATTCCTTTTCATTCTTCTTCCTTATCTGTTATTCCAACATATCCGCTGAACTTGCAGAGTTTTTCATATCCATGAATCATGTTTTTCAGCCATCTCATACTGTCAATGTCAGCATCATTGCGGATGACTTGCATCAGATTGATTTCAATGAAATCTGCGATTGCATATGCTTCATCTTTTGTCAGTTCGTTCATTCTTCTTTCCTCACCATATCATCAACAGGAACATACCGCCGTGCGTTGTTCTTGAAATAAACAACACCGACTTTCTGTTTGTCTGTTTCTTTCGTCAGATGGAACACCTCCGCAAGGTCTCCATTCATGTTATACGGATGCATGGTCATGTCTGTTCCGATTCTTCCGCTGACAACGATGTGAGTAAATCCGACAAACACTCCGTCAAATTCCTCCTCTACTCTTCTTCTGTACTGTTTTGGCACTGACTCGCCATCAAATCCTGACAGGTCAGCAATCTCTTTTGTTTTCCATGTTCCATGTGAATATTCGTCTTTGTACGCTTTGCATTCGCACATATCACTCCATGCGCTCCCATTCCTATGTGTTCCGTCACTTTCACATGGATTTAGAAACACTCCGTCAGAGAATTTTTGAAGATAGGCTTTGCAATGTACTTTATCTCCGATTTTCATCATTTCACCTCATCGCTTTGGCTCTATCAAAATCAGCAACAATAGAATGATAATTATCATACCTTGCGTAAATGTCATTCTTCTTTCCTCTCTGTCATTTTGACCAGTATGATGCACTGTGTACCATGAGATATACAATGAATGCAGCAGATGTTATTCTGATCGTGCATTCAACGCCAAGCACACAGCAGATAAGCCATGTCATAATGCTTACATATACGAAACTGTACATCATCACTATCAGTTTAACGATCAGATCTTCATTCCAGTTTTTCATTTTTATCTCCTCCGTGATGAATTTATCCCTTGTTCAAACCCACAAAGGAAACTGTCCGCCATACGTTTCATCGCAACCATTCCATATAATGACGGACTAAACAGAGGTGATGCGGTGTATCTGAGCGGTATTTTTTCAAACTCTTCGCCTGTGTCAAAGCCATATTTTTCAAATAGCCACTCGTTGTATTTCTTTTTCAGGTTCATTCTTCATCCCACCATCCAAGTTCTTTCATCTGTTGCGTAATTGCCTTTATTTCAGCAGCATTAAGCGGTGCAGGCATTCTGATTCTTTTTCCGTCCTCCCAATAAGCAATAGCTGACACATAAACACATTTTGCATAACCACGAAATTCTATGCGTTCTTCTCCTTTTTCGGATCGCTCTGTGTAGATGAGTTTTGGCTCGTCTTGGGGAATCATGATGCTCTGTGATCTTGGAACATGAAAGTGATAATCATCGAACTCATATCCGAGTTCTTCAAACATCTCTCTCGCTGTCATTCTTCTTTCATCTCCCTCACGATACGATAAACGCATCAGCATAACTCATGATTTCAGCTACTGACTTTTTAATCCTCAGCTTCCGATAATGTAACAGTCTTGCTCTCACATTTCAGCCATGCGGTAATCTCTCTGATATTCTGTTCAGAGTACTCATATCTCTCCATTGATTCGACCTTTCATTATGAACTTCTCTCAGTTTCATCTTTCTTCTCCCTCTTCACCCTCTTCTGTGAGCAGTCATAGCAGAATGGCTCTTTATGCTCGACTGTTCCGTACCAAAATTTCAATCTCTGCGTGATGTCTCTTCCGCAGCATGCACAATAAACTTTTCTCTCATTCATCATCTGACCTCAGTACATATCCCACCATCACTCCTACAAGGAATGCGAACAGGATAATCATTCCCTCTACCATGGTTTATATTCTCCGAATCGCTCTTCTATCCGCTTCTGCTTGCGGAATTCCTTTTCTTTGATGCGATATTCGTTGTACTCCTTACATTTGCCGTGACAGTCAATCGTTCTCTTCTTGCAATCCTTGCATGGAGCGATATATTTCACTCCGAGGCATGGTCTGCTCATCTTCCTGTACTTCCTACACCACCGTTGCGCTCTGTGGTGACTTCATCCTCTTCAGCAAGGAAGAACTGCTTGAAAATTCCCTGCATATACTTGTCACCTTTTTCAATGGTCACTGGTTCATCGGAATTGTTCATGATGAATGCGCTGATAGGCAGCGTGTAATCAGCATCAATGATCCCAACTGCATTGGTAAGCACCAATCCCCTCTTGCCGAGTGAGGAACGAATGTACAGTTCCAGCACGTATCCAGGTTTCATTTCCACCGCCACTTCAGATGAGAAACTGACCATCCAGTGCGGAGGAATGGTTACCGTCTTCGGAGAGCGGAAATCATATCCGGCAGACTCCTTTGTGCTTCTTTTCGGTTTTAACTCTTCTGTAGAAATGAATCTTGCTACTGTTCCTCTTTTCATTCATCTTCTCCTTTCGTTTCATTTATGGCTAAACCTATTGCGTACGGAATTGTTGTGGTCACGGAGTTTCCAGCTTGGTGATACAACTGGCTGTCCGTATTCACAAATTCCGCTTTTTCAAACTCTTCATCACTGAACGCTTGCAAGCGGAAGCATTCTTTTGGGGTAAGTTTGCGTATCGCAATCATGCAATCACGCTTCGGATAATAAATTGTGTCTATATCTTCCACTGCATCATCTCCACTCACGGCAACACCGTGCCTGTCTATAGATGTCAGAGTGAACATATCATCACCGTCTTCTTTAAACCGTCTTCCATTCTGCCTCTTGACTGGTCGATCTGGTGTAAGGACCGGTATTGCGATTCCTTGAGCGCACTGTGTATCTAATGTCTGCGCTAATTTCTTGCCCACTCTACCTCTCCTTGTCTTGGATTCCAGGAAGGACAGATTGATACTGTCCTCCCAAGTTTCCGCTATCTCATATCCTTCTTTCATTGCCGATTTTATATATATATATATGTTTCGGCTTATTCAGTTCGTTCATATATAGGTATTGCTATCTTGCTGCCTTCGCCTTTGTTAGTGGTCAATGTCGGTCCCATACCTTCCGAGAAATATATCTGACCGTTCATCCCTCTACCGCTTGGATGGCAGTTTCCCACTATCATCAATGACGATTCCAACGGCAGTTCCTTCTTTTTTCCATCGGCTGACACCATCGTCATATCTGCGAGATAGACAGTTTGCGATTGTGGATTCCTGTCCTCCAACGTTGTAGTCAATTCCGAACATTCGGATTGCGCTTCTCTCTCTCTCGATACGATTATTCGTTATTTCGCTGTCAGGGATATTCCACTGGAACATAGGGGTTATGTCCACCACCACTTCCAGTGTCCAGGCATTCAACAATGCCGGATGGATCATACGTTTCGTTGTATCTTCTGAAATTATTTGAGTGAGCAATCGGCTTTATTGGAACACTATTCTTTCCATCTGCTCCTTTGAGAGGAAATATTTCTTTGGGACCGTATATTCTAAGATGTCCGACAGTGTACACTCGTTCTCTGCTCTGCGGTACTCCCCAGTCTTTGCTGTTGAAAAGATTCCATTCCGCATCGTACCCCAGTTCATCCATTTCAGTGAGAATTGCGAGGAAATCTTTTCCTCCGTTACTTGAAAGCATCCCTTTAACATTCTCGTAGATAAGCCATTGGGGTCTGTCTTCTTCATCGATTTCCCTGATAATCCTAAATACTTCTCTAACGAGGGATGATCTATCTCCGTCCAAGCCTTTTCGTTGTCCGGCAACTGAGAAGTCCTGACACGGCGCTCCGAAGCACCATATGTCGGCTCTAGGAACATTCCGAGCGTTAACTGTTCGTATGTCTTTTTCGTACCATTCGCCATTTCTGTATTCCTCTTTCAGTATTTCCTTCTGTCTTTTCTTGAGTGGCAGTGTAGCCAGGTACTCCCTCTGCTCATCAGTGATGAGGTACATCGAGGTATAGGAGGCAACCGCATACCTGTCATATTCACAGAAGCCTACGCATTCATGTCCGGCAGCTTCCATTCCAGTTCTGAAACCACCAATTCCAGCGAAGAGGTCTAGGAACTTCATGCCATCACCCCTCATATCCGCAAATCCGCAGTTCGTTCAGTGCCTGTTCCTCAGTGACAGAAGGCAGATTGTTGTTATATGCAAGTCTCTTGCAGAGTTCCTCAAGGGAGATTGCATTGTTGCAATAAAGATTGAATGCTTCCCTGTCTCTGTAGCAACCGTCTTTTATGAATGCGATCCTGTCATTCGGATACCTTGCCATTCTGTTCATTACCTGTGCGTTCATTTGACACCTCAGAACGGAAGGTCTGAATCGTTGATTTGAAAGTCGTTTGCCCATGACGGCTGAGAAGGCTCTTTCTGAGCGTTCTGCGCACGATTCTGTGTAGGTGCGGAGTACGTGTCATTCTGTGTCTGATTCGCTCCGTCAGCGAATTCTATGCGGTCTACAACAACGGATGTCGGATGATGCTTAACTCCATCTCTTTCATAGGTCTGCTTGTTCAGCCTTCCTTCAACCAGGATGCGGACTCCCTTGCGTACATAACGTTCCATGAATTCCGCTGACCGCTCCCATGCAACGCAATCAATGTACTGTGTCCGTCTTTCACCATTTGCATCCTTGCCGTCATCAACAGCCAGTGAGAAACTGCATACCTTCTTGTTACTGCCTGTCAGTTTTACTTCCACATCAGCGGTTACTCTTCCGCAGATAATTGCTTTATTCATTTCCGTCTCCTATCATCAAATGTCCTGTGTATGTCAGCGCAGCCTTGGAAATCGATCCTGTCAGCATGTTTGCCTTCTTCTGCGCTTCGATGTTTCTGTACTCCTTCATGAACCTGGGTTTCTCATACTGGATGACATCGGCAGTGTTCATGTCAGCGTAGTGAATCATGTCATCAATGCTGAACATCACCTTTACCTCATCCGGCAATTCCTTGTACCGTGGCTCGATTTCAGAAGGAATGCGTGTTCCGAGATTGCACCAAAACTTCCGTGCCGTGTTCCACACCGTCTCAGCTTCCATCAGCCGGATTCCTGTAAGTTCAAGCATCTTTTCACGAATCTGTCCGATGGTAGGTGCGAATCCTGATGTGTTGTTATAACAGAGTTTCTTAACCGCTGCCTGTACCAGTCTTGCATCCTCTTCCTTGAATGCATCGTTCCATATCGCAACGTACATATTTGCTTCTTCATCCGTCTTGAGATGGTCAAAGGAATGCGGATACTGTACTTTCAGATAGGTAAGAATCTGTTTAATCTCTTCCTTTGTCAAAATACGCTCTGTCCTTTCTTCTGTACTGCTTTCTGATTCAGATACTTCTCAAAGTGAGATGGTCTGAACAGTGTTTCTGTGTTGAGATACTGTTGCATATCCGTGTTCATCCATTCCACACACTTTTTGTCTATGACATCTTTGCAATCCTGGACTGTGAACTTCTCACGAAGTCTTGCTCTGATGTTCTTTCGTGAAGATTCCGAATGCCTGTAGTTAGATCCTGTCCTCATGTTGAGATAGTCAATAACTTCATCAGCTTGAGGATTCAAGTCGGATTCATCCGACCTATTTATATTTGGATTCGGATTCGTATTCGGATTTCGAATTGTATTGGATTGGATTACGGCAACATCTGCTTGCATCTGATTGCAAATGATTTCAGATGATTTCACATCTACGTTTGGAACAGGATATTTGCTCTTTTTGGCACGGATTGTCTGATGATGTTCCCACGTTGGCAGATACATGTACGGTTTGTTATCAACCTCATACATGCACACAAGTCCTACCTCAACCAGTTTCTGCATCGCCTTTGATACCTGTTCCATGGTGAGTGATTCCTTGAGAGGAAACAGCCTGTTCTTAATGACAGCTGTCCTCCCATCAAATCTTCCGTAGTCATCACAACTGACCATCAGTCTGTAAAACAGAACTTCCTCAAACCAGTCCAGCTTGTCGATGGAGTCACTTGTGCAGACACTTTCTTTAATAATTCTGTTCGGCATCATAAATTCCCATATAGTGAATACTTCACTACTCTTACCTTTCCACCGAATTTCTTACGGACTGTGATCCATTCCTTCTTGATTCTGTGTCCGTCTGCCTTCAAATCGGCAATCCTTGCTGCAAGCCGTGTACATCCAAGGCTGTTTGTCGCTTGCAACTGTGTGATACCGCCGTTTGATTTCATGTAGTTAAGAACCAGTTCTTTCTGACTCATACAACACTTCCTTCCAGTAGTCCGTATCGATACCTACTGCTTCAGCACGTTCGATTGTCTTGTCTATCAGTCCACCCATTTCCTTGGTGTTCATCGTGGATGATCCGAAGAAGCATTTGTACACGTAGAACATCTGTCCCATGTACATGCGGTCATCGATTACCTTGACCACTCGGAACACTCTCTTCAGTCCTTCCTCTGCTTCCGGCAAAGACATAATGTACTCACACTTCACTCCGGCTTCTTCAATCAGCTGACAGTACAGTTCGATATCTCCGGCACGATTGCCGTCTTCCTTCATACAAATCTGACCGATAAGTTCCCACAGGAGCGCATTCTGCTGTCCTGTACGCTTCTTTGACGATTTGGTGATAGAGAGTTCATAATCACCGCTCTTCAGCTTCTCAAGGCTCTCCAGTGCGTTCCTGGAACACTTGAATGTAAGCATTGCTTCGCCAGTGAATTCCTTGAAGGCTGTCTTCAATCCTTTTGCTGATATCTTCATAGGTAATTCTTCTTGTAGCGTTTCAGCCACATCTCTCTTGTGTGTATCCGCTCATACGCAATCTGACATTTCTGCTTCAGCGTGTACTGGAACTGCGATCCTTCCGCTGTGCTGTGCAGTTTCATATGTGCTTCGTGTGATAACCAAATCCAACATCCATCCTCCTCTGCTTTCTTCTTGTAGGGACCATTCATGATGTGATGAAAGTCACAGTGCATGCGACTGCCGGAGAGGAAGTCTATTTCTTCCCCATCCGGCACATCGCCTTGCAACAAGGAGGGAATATTGGTGTGTCTGTACTTGTATTTCATTTCTGCTTTGCCTTCAGCGCAGAGTCCATGCACTTGACCACTCTGTCAAGTTCTTCAGGCTTCAGCTTTCCAGGGTCTGTTGTTCCGACCTTTGCATTCTCACAAAGCCACTTCACAAAAGCATCAGCATGGATATCAACACCGATTTTTGTCAGTTTCCCTTTCAGTTCCTGGAACTTGAGAATCAGTTCTGAGACATCCGGCTGCTTGGCTTTCGGTTTAGGCTGTTCCTTTGTCTGTTCCTTTGCCTGTTCTACATATTCATCCGTGTCTGCATCCTTGACATCATCGAGGAGGAACAGTCCGTTCAGTGCGTACTTCCTTGCGTATGAGGATGCCGCTCCAGTGATCTGTGAGGAGTCCATGCCCTTTCTGTCCAGAGTCTCTCTTGCGTGGGCAGTGCATGCGATACTGGAAGTGCTATCCCATGCTGTCAGCAGTGCTGTTGCAGATACATAGAATCTGTCACCAATCTGATTGATTGCATCATCAACCGTCAGTGTGCAGCGGTACTTCGCACAAATCGGTTTTGCCGTATTCATGATTGTCTCGGCATTTCTGTAGTAGTATCCGCCATGACTGTTAAAGAGATTCTTCGGCACTTTCATCTCGTTCTGAATGCTCGACAGTCTCTCGCACATGCTCATGCTCTTCACGGCTTCAATCCACCGCTCCTGTGCGTTCATTTCATCGGTAACGAGTTTCTCTACATCCTTCTTGTCTTCGCTCTCAGAAGGCTCTGTAGGCATGTTCAGAAGGCTCGGCTCTGCCGGATCATACCAGTTACTACTCATCTGACTTCACCTTCTTGTAACGGATGGTCACATAGTCATCCTTGGTCATGTGGATTGCGTACTTGTCATAAACACCGTCAGCTTTCATTGCTTCCTCATCGAATGCCACATAAGGTGAACCGCTGATGGTCGATGCGGTGAAGATGTCATTGCTGAACTTCTTGATGCCGTGTTCCAGCATGGCTTTCTTCAGCGGATTCTCGATTGACTTCTTCAGTTCAGTCAGATTCTTAATCTGAGCGTTGATTGCAGAGACTGTTTCAAAGTAGTCTCTTGCGATGTCCGGCAGACTGATCTCGCTGCCGTTAAAGCCTACTTCATACTTATCAGGCATTGTCATCTTCCTTTCTTGCTACGTATGTCACGTAGTATCTTTCGATTTCTGTTACTCGCTTGTCTGTTGCTTCAAGATTTGTGACGATGTTCTTCATGTCTTCCGTTATTGCCTTGAACCATTCCAGGTACTCTTTACTGACACCGTCATACGTTTTGATGAAGTTCTTATTTGCATTTGCCATGTTCGTAAGTGAGGTTGAGAGAACATGAAGCCTGTTTCTGAGGTCATCAATCTCTCTTGTCACCGAGCAGACATATACGGCAAACAGTGCCACTGCTACGGCAAGCACGATTAATGCGATTGTCATTCTCTTTCCCTCCTTGCAAGCATCTCGCATGCATCCACAGCGTAGTCATGAATCAAATCAACAGCATGATGCATTTCCTCATCATCCGAGTAGACATCCATCAGATATTCGGAATCCAGGAGGATGTTCTCAAGAAGGTCTTCCTCTGCAAGTCCCTTGATGTTGTCCTTAACATTGACATATCCGAATCCATTTCCTACGAGCATGTAACCAACGATGTGCGCTATTCCTTCACCAGTCCATCCATCAGGTACGAATATCGTTCCGTCTGTTTTGCGGAATGTATTCCACCCTTTTTCAACGGTGTACAGTCTCTTTACAAAGAACACTTCTTTTCCGTACTTCTCAACGCAGAGGTACTCTCCATCACCCTTCGGCTTGTTTCCAGGTGCAAAGCTGATTTCCAGTCTCATAACAGATCTACCCCCACGATGTAGAGAAGAATGATGATGATGTCCGCAAGCAGCATGAGTGCCAGTGCGTAGTCCAAAATTTTCATAATGATTTCCTTTCTGTGATAGAATGGAGATGACTGATTTGCGAAAAGGTCACCTCCGAGGGCATTTGGTAGATGTCCTCATTTTTTGTTTTCGATTTCCGCAAACTTGATGATGCGGTTCTCGTTGATGTTGTACCGTCTGACGAAGAGTCCTGTCGGAATTCCTAACCACGGTGTTTCATACTCTTCCACGAACCATTCCTTAAAATCCTTTGCCAGTTGTGATGCGGTTTTTGTCCCACAGTCCATAAGAATTGTGATGTCTCTCACTGTCAGTTTTGATTTCATCAAGACTTCCAGTTTTTCGCTGTTCGTACTCACATCGTTACTCCAACGATGGTGTATCTTCCGTATCCACTGCTTCTTCCACTTCCGATACCGCCACCAAATCCGGCAAGACCGATAATCTGAATGATCTGTTCTAGCGTGTATGCACCGCCTTCAATGAACTGCACTTTGAACGTTGCGCTCCATCCGCTGAAACGATTCTGTCTTGAGAGAACAGGACTGCCTTTCTTTGCGGAGATGAGTTTTTCATCGACATAGTGTTCGCAGAATGTGATGGGAATGAGATTGTTCGGTGCGATGATGTTGATGCCGTTTCTCAGCTTCGTTGCGTACTTGTCGATTTCATTTCTGACCACAGCTTCTTCAAAGGACTTCTTCAGACCAAATGCTGTGATGCATGGAGCATTGTTGACCAGGGCATCCTTCAGAGACTCTTCTGTGTATTCCTTCGGCTCTCCATCTCTCCAGTGCATAGCAGTGATGATGTCCTCCCATACGTTCTTTTCGGCAACTGTCTTTGCCTTGCCATTCTGCTTGTCTGTGAGAGTTCTGCGGTTTGAAGCGTTCATCTGATTGAGGATGAGGTCTGTTGTTCCTTCAATGGTGATTGTGACTGTGTTGGTGGTGATGGGTTTTACTGTGATTGTCTTTTCTGTTGCCATGTTTTGTCTCCTTTTCTGTAATTGGCTTTTCTCCTGTGTTAACGGCTTGTGTCGATGCATTGTTTTGTCTTGCATTGCCGTGTTCTGCGTTGTATTGCTATGTTTTGCCTTGCGTTTCGATGCCCAATGCACCGAAACAAACCGTTAACGTGGGAGCATCGGCTATTGGCTTATGAAGATGCATTGTGCTGTTTTGCGATGCACTTTGCTGTTTTGCTCTTTCGTGTCCTGTTTTGCTTTGCACTGTTTTGCTGTGTGATGCAATGTCTTGAAATGTAATTCGATGCCCAATGCACCGTCACAAACCAATAGCCTGTATTCGATTGTTATCCGTTGATGAATCTGTCGATTTCGTCAATCACTGTTTCCAGTTCAACGATTGACTTGTAGCGAAGCCTGAAGGCGGCAAGTTCTGCTTTCGCCTGTTTGATGAGCCTTGCGTACTCATCGTCATTTCTGACTGTCAGTGTGACAGGAGCGTATGCTTTCTTCTCGTTGTCATGCTGAATGATGCGGTAAGTGACCGGATCATGTTCTTCCTTCTCAACGATTACCGACAGCGAACAGCAGATGAGCCTTGCTGTGTGCTTTCTCCACTTCTCAGCTGCCGATGCATCATCCCAGTCGAAGCATTTGTGGAGTTCTGTTGATTCGTTCCGTGCGAGATTCAGAATGTCATCAGGTGTGTAATCTTCACCGAGCGTTTGAATCTCACGGTAGCAGAGTTCTGCGTTGCCTTTGAAGGCTGTTCCTTTCCATACGATTTTCATGAATCTTCCTTTCTTTTCGTCCATGGCTTATATCGATGCATTTTCTTGATCTGTTCTGCTATGTTCTGCTTTGTGTTGTTTTGCACTGTTATGATTCGCTCTGTCCTGCTTTGCCGATGCTCAATGCACCGATATAAACCATGGACTTTACCATTTTGAAAGTTAATCTGTAAAAAAATAATTGCCGATGTCAGATACTTCCAGCTTCAGCGCATCTGCCCATTTCAGAATATCGTCCTGAGACATGTCTGTTCTGCCGTTTAACTTGGCTGTTACAGACTGTTCCGATAGTCCGATGGCTTTTGCAAATTCCTTTTGGCTTCCGTAAACTTCGACAATTTTCCCACGGATCTTGTTATAGGTTTTTGCCATCTCGTTTCCTCCTTGCTCTTAAACTTTACCATTTTGAAAGTATGCCGTCAACATAAATTTTTAATTTTTTTAAAGTTTTTCTTTCGGCTGTTGAAACTTAATGTTTCGCTTTATAAAATGAAGATGGAGGATGCACTATGGAACAGCAAGCAAAATTTAAAGAAAGGCTGGAACAAGCACTGAAAATACGTAGGATGAAACCAGTCGAACTCCACCGCTTAACAGGCATTTCAGAAAGTACAATCAGTCAGTATAGAAGCGGATATGCCGAGCCTAAAAAAGAAAAATTGACAGCCATTGCTTCTGCCCTAAATGTTGATCCTACTTGGCTCATGGGATTAGATGTCGAAATGGAATGCAGAGAAACCCTACACATAAAACATAGCGAACTTATCAAAGCCTACAACGAATCTGACGAAAGAACAAAACAGGCTGTTTGCTTGTTATTGGGATTAAATGAAAAATAGTACCGCCACCACAACAGGTACTATTTCTCAACAGCAACATAGAAAGGAAAATCATGCCATCATCGGCATGAGTATAAAAAAAGGTAGCTAACATGTCAATACGAAAAAACAAGCAAACTGGAAAATGGGATGCCTACTTCAATGTCCGCAAGCCTGATGGAACTCTCTCTAAGACTACCAAGAGAGGATTTGCCACGAAAGCAGATGCGATGCGATACGAAGCAACGCACATTCATGATGCATCCCTGTCCGCAGCAGACACGTTCCGCACCATGTTCGAATCAATGACACAAGCATGCAACGCTTCTGAGACCACATCAAAACAGCGTAGAAACCGCATTAACAAGTACTGTGCATCGATTGCTGACCGTCCTATGAAATCCATCACGAAATCTGATTTCAACGCATGGAGAGAAACCATGCCATCCTACGGTCGTGCTACAAGGACAGTGAATGATATCATCAACCTGGTGAAGCAAGTTACAAGACATGCTTGGGAGACATACGATGTGCCTGACAATGCCAAAGGACTGAAGCCTTTCAAACCAACGCTGAAAGACCACAAGGAAATGGTCATCATAAACTACAATCAGCTAATGCAGATCCTCGATGAGGAAGATGATGAGACCATGTACATCTTTTACCGTCTGTTGTACATGACTGGCATGCGAAGAGGTGAAGCGAAGGCACTCTATAAATCAGATTATGATGCCACAACAAAGTCACTGCACATCTACAAATCCATGAGGCTTGGTGAGTCCACTCTGAAGACCACAAAGACTGGTGAGCAGAGATGGATTCCTGTCGATAACACAACGGCAAAGATGCTTGAGAAGCTGATAAATCAACCTGGCAAATACATGTTCGGCGGTTTCCTTCCGCTGTCAAACAACAAGATTGAAACCCACTTCAAAGATGATTTGGAAAAAGCTGGAATGCCGGACATGAGAGTGCATGATTTGCGACACAGTCACGCTTCCTTGCTATGGCACAGTGGAGTGCCTGTTCCAGAGATATCAAAGAGATTAGGTCATTCCAGTTCGAAGACAACGATGGCAATATATGCACATATCTTCGACACGCAGCAGACCGCAACTCTTAATGTCCTCAATAATCTGTGACTCCTTTTTGACTCCTCATTTCAAAAATAGCCAGTAACAGTGAACAACAAAAAGCCGATAAATACTGCATTTCAGCTACACCGAGGTACGCATAAAAACGTATAAATCGTATCTGCCAAGCGGCACTAGTGCCTAGAAATAGGCACTTTTTTAATGTTTTGACTCCTCTGTGACTCCTTTTGCATAAAAAAAAGACCGCTCAGAGGAGTGAGAGCGGTCGAACAAGAATGTAGGCTATCTACCACAGACCTGCGACAAGTGGTAGATTCTATTCAATTTTTAATATTCAGTTGTTAGGTTAGAAATATACATTATGTATATTTTTGTCTTAGACAATCATAGGCATTACTCATCCTCCGATTTTAATTTCTTCGCATCTTCCTCTGCTTTCTTCTTCAGCACATCCAGTGCATTAACGAGAATCATAGGCATCGGCAGACCCATCAGTCCGAGGTTTTCTACAATGCTGATGCCTTCAGATGCGATAAATGAAATGATTACTGTGTTCCTTACAAAATCCGTACCAATTACAAGGTCAAGCTGGACTGCCATGTACACGCACAGCAGTATTCCGACCTTTCTGAACAAGCCTTTCAGACTTGCTCGGCTCTCCAACGCTCCTGTTTCAGATTTCTGTGAAGCGTGGAAAACTCCGGCTACAATCAAACCTGTCAGATAGTCGATGAAGATGAAAATAACCAACGCTTTCAGCAAGGTATCCCATCCTCCCAGTTCTGTGGCAATCACACCACCGATGATGCCTATGACAGCACACAGTGTGTTTCTGCCGTTGAAAATCTTGTCTGCAATGTCTTCCATACCGTCACCCTTCTGCGTAGAATGCTACGCTCTCTTTCTTCCATCCTTTGCTGACAAGGAAATCCCTCTCGCCAGTGTTCGTTGTGTAGAAATGTTCTCCGCTATTCGGATTATAGAGACGGTAAACAGATTTTTTACCGCCGGAATGAAATGCCGTTCCTTCATACTTCCATCCGAGGTTGACCAATGCATCCTTTTCTTTCTCGGAAACAGTCAGCACATGGTCTCCGTCATTCGGATTGTACAGTCTGTAAACGGCTGTTCCTTCATCAGGTGCTTTCCAGGCTACACCTTCGTATGTCCATCCACCACGCTCAAGACTCTGTGCTTCTGCACGATTATGCGTGAAGAAATGGAATCCGCTGTTGGGGTTATAAAGCCTGTACACCGCATCATCAACAAAAGGAATATCTACTGGACTATGAACATGAATAAAGCCTTGAAAGAAAAAGTTTACTCCCAAGGCATATGTACCATTTACACGTTTCAGTTTTCTCAGTCTCCAGTACCGTCCGTTTGCTTTCGTGCCAGTCCATCCACTTTCCGAAACGGTTACATTACCGTGTGAATCCACTGCTTCAACGAATGCAACATGACCAGCACCATCGGCAGCATGTCCGGCTTTGCCTTTTCGCCAACACATGATTGATCCTACCTGTGGTGTCTGTGACCGAGTGTATCCATCTTTGAATGTCCAATAGTTTTCGGCATTACCTCTGCACAGTTTGCTATCCGAGCCAGTGATTTCAATAACTCTTCCGTGAACATATCCAGTGCAGTTAGGAAGAACACATCCAGGTGTCACCCTTCCTTTCGGATTGCCTTCGATACTGTGATTCAATCCACCATACGATGGAATAAGATACGCTTTGTTTTTGCCATCAGGACATACCGTCCTTGGTTTAAAAGGGGCCATATTACCACCTCTCAAAAAACTCTTCAAACAATTCCCTTAGTTCTTCGTCTGTAAGCATATTTGCTTCTCCAACAAAAAAGGGCAGATTGTTCTACCCTTGCATAAATCTTCTGTATGAATTTTTGACTTTCTCTTTGTCAACGCAGTAGTACTTCATCGTTGTGTTGATATTCTCATGTCCGAGAATCATTGACACCTCTTGAATCGGCATTCCTAAATCAATGAGATGCGTTGCCAGTGTTCTTCTGAATCTATGAGGATGTACATTCGGCACTCCAGTTCGTTTTGACAATTGAGTGAGGAAGTACCGCACTCCATGTGGCTCAAGTCTCCGCTCATAGTGCCCTTTTAATAATCAAAAATAATACTGAAATCCTAAAAAGTGCGTAATTTTGGCATACTTTTGAAGTTTCAGTAATGAATTTTGACATTATAAGAGGCTTGTTTCCAGCCAAGCCTCAAGCAAAAATGAAAAAACTTATTACTTATAAAGTATAACACATAGATCACTTAACTGACTTACTTAAAGTGTCCTTTTAATCATGCAGTAACTTATTCGTGCCGTAGTTATAACTGAACAGTTCACGCTTTTTCATGGAAGAGTCCATGCACCATCCTACACGCCAAACTTTCAAAATGGTGTGAGTTGTGTCTACAGTGCAATAATTGAAACAGTCGTAATATTTTGAATCCTCGCTTGAATAAAACAGTCCGTCCGGATGGTTCGCATACTTTGCACTTGCTGTGTTGAACATAAACTGACCTTCGTACCCTGTCGCAGTAAGAATGCTGTCAACATGTTCATGACCTGTCAGCAGACAGATTAACTTACCGCCACCATTTACGAAGGCTTTAATCATGTCCAGTGCTTCTGTCTTCATAACAATTCCGTCACTACCCGAATATGTTCTGTAATCAATCCATGAGTTCCAATCTGATTTTTCATCACGCAGTGCGATGTTTTTCGGGAACGGTGAATGGTTACACACGATAACGTGTTTGCTATTTGTTTTAGCATCAGCAAGAACATTTTCAAACCATGTTGCCTGTTCCGTATCCCAAAAATCAACCGATGTACTGCCGGACATAGCGTTCAGAATAATCACCCGTACCGCACCATAATCTTTGTAGTAGTAACACAGACCGTTTGCTTCCGCTGAAGAAGGCTGAACAATACCGCTGAATTTTGTGACGAGTGGCTTTATGAATGTGTTGTAAATGTCTGTTGCACTTGCTTTTGTCCAGTATGCACCAGTCCATACATCATGGTTTCCAACGGCCGACAAAATATCAACTGTACTTGTGTTTACATCTGTTGCATACCAGTCGATGGAATTGTCGGGATCGTCCAAATACCTCAATGCAGTATCACCGCCATTTATAATCACATCAAGATTGTTATCTTCTGCATGCTGAATAATGTGCTGAAAATTAGTATCACCGCCGTGAATATCAGAGAAGAACGAAAACGAAAAATCCGCAAACTGTTTCATATTCGGCTCGACCAGTTCGGTATTATCTCCGATGCTGTCCATTTTTTCTGCAAGGAAATCAGTTGCACCAAGATACTGAACATTAAAGCCGTACTGATATCCGGCATTAGAAGAGCAAACAAGTTTAAATGCATTTTGTGGTGCTTCAATTACAACACCGCTCGCCCCACTGCTTGCCCATGTGTTCGCCTTGCTAATAAGTTTGTTATTTTTATCAAGCCACGCCCACAGAATATAGTTGTATGTACCCGATCCGAATATACGGAATTTCATGCCTTTAGTCACTGTATTCACAACGAGTGAAGCCATATTCTCGGACGCCACTGGCGTAAGGTCAACCACAGTGCCAACATTCACGTTATTCTTAATTGCATACCCTGTGTCGGTTTGCTGTGTAAAATATCCGTCCGTGATAAGGTTGCGGAAATTATCTGCGTTTGATTGTTCAATGTTCAGTTGTTCAAATTGATGTGTGATTGTCGTTCCCTTAAAACATGTCTTACCACCGGATGTCTGAATAATCAAAAACGCAGAATTTTCCGGCGCTGTGAAAATTACATTGTTAATCACTGCGGAAGTGTCAGATTTTTCTATGATCGTTCCGTCAGCCTGTATAAATGCATATGCTCTTGCGAGAGTACCACCAGTCAAATTAAGCGTGAAGACATCGCCAGCAGAACACGCAATAAATCCGCTTTTAAAATTCGGATCAGCAATATTAGGGGAAGGCATGCCGCCGCTCATTGGTGCAGTCGTGCCACTTAAATTGTATGTTTTTCCACTTGTGTTGTACTCAATGGCTTCGCAGTTGATTATTGCCTCTGTATCTGTTTTAAATTTAAGCGCCGTATAATCTTCAATTTTTACAACAGCGGTCATGCCGTTCGTGACTCGACCGCCAATTGAAAAAGAAGGGTTACTCGCTTCGCTTGGAATTGTAAATTCATAATAATCTGCGATTGTTCCGCTGATAAACACATCAGCAAGTGTTATTTGTGTGTTTCCATCAACATATTTAAGTTGAAACTTAGTATATCCGCCAGTAACGGTAACGCCGGAAATATCCCACGAAATAACACGCGCACGATATGTACGTCCTGCAACAACTTTGTCAAATGTCTGGCTTTTGAATGTGTTGCCACCGCCAGCGATAAACACCGTGTCTGTTAAAGCGTTTTTTAAGTCAGTAATCTCATCACCAGTAGCTTTTGCATCCGCAGCAACACCGCTCTGTGTCAGCGTGGTATCCGTTTCTACCGCAGTAGCCTGATATACACCGCCATCTGTCCATGCCGAACCATTCCAGTAATACCAGTGTCCGTTTGTGTATCCGCTCTCTGATCCTGTGTAGACATACACGCTTCCATGATTCGTCATCTGAGATGCAGATGTTGCTACAAGCGGTGAACCGTACTTGGCAATGCGTTCTGCCTGGTCGATTGCTTCCTGGAATAAACTAAGGTCGGAATCTGAATAATCACCGCCTTCTGCCGGACTCTTTTCTACTCTGACAATGAAGTTTGCAGTACCGTGTGTCTCTCCATCAATCTGAAGTTCAAACACACCATTTCCAGCCGCCGCTGTCATCTGTTCTGTTTCTGTGATGACCACTTTGCCATCGGAAACCGTTCCGGCATTGGCAATCACATGTCCATCAGATTTCAGACCGATAATCGATCCTGTTGAAGGAACATAGACTGAACCGTTCTCGTTGTACAGAGTAAATACCCACTGTTCATCTCTGTCATACTGGTTGACATTGATAGTAGGTGCTTGGGATACTCCGGCATTGAGATAGAGATTAAAGTTTCTCGTTATCATTTGCTTTCTCCTCTTCCATCCTTTCTTTTGCAAGAGAAGCCTGTTCAAGATTTCTGACTTCTGCCAGTCTGCTCTCAAGAACAAGCCTTAAAACTGTAGGATGCAGACCGCTCTGATTCAGTGCGGTATTGATTTTCTGCTCAAGGTCTGCGACCATCTGTGTTAACCCCATGTTTCCTCCTTATAACGATTTCTGAAGTGTACCATCAACATAGAAATTCATATGTGTTCCATCCCATGACATTGAATATGTATGTACATACGTTGAATCCTGTGCATACACGCACGGTTTACCATTCCAAAAAACTCCCTTATATCCGCACACAGCACCGTTTACAAACAGTGCAGGAGAGTTCTTTGCCCACGTTTGGTTGTACCCCATCTGATATGCACCCATTCTAAGAACATCAGTATTCTGTGCGGTAGTGTCTAAAGATGTTGCACCATTGCACATCATGTACACTTGCGGATTAGTAGCATGCGTTAAAGTAAGTGTTCCGTTTGAACCAAGGTTTGCTCCGGCTACTCCATCTGTCTGCGATGCTTTTCCATTGGTATATATTCCATATCCAGTTCCGATTCTCAGCGTTCTTACGATATACACTGCACCGCCCAGCTGAAGCGTTCCCTTGGAAACCTCATAGATGTTATACGGACTTGAATTCGTTCCCCATGAGTACAGAGCCAATCCGCATCCGTAGGGACCGGCAAGCTGAATATCTCCGTATGTATCAATGATTGCTCCTTGTACACCATCGTCAGATTCCGTTTTGCCAAGACCAACTATCAAATCTGTTGCAAACTGGCTTGTCATATAAATCGGCAAACCAATGTCAAATCTGTCTGCCTGGGCAGAAGCACCGATAGCCGCACCTACATGCAGACCATCCGAAGACTGATACAACTGCAAGGGAATCACAGCAAATGTGATGTCCGCAATGTCGATTGCTGTCTGTCCTGTCGAGTCAGTGACAATCAGTTCTATATGCACTGACTGCTCCTGTGGAAGTGTGAAATGGCCCCCACTTGCAATCGTGCCTGATGTTCCATCGTTTCTGTAATATTTACATGACACCGTTCCATTACCATCGAATGTCGATGTGGAATATGTCACATATACATACGTACCAGCGGCATCTTCAGATGTAGATGTAGCACTTTCTGTTCTATATGCGTTATTGATCCGTGCCGTTGGCGAAGACCACCCATTAACCGTTACTGTGTACACTTCCTCCACAGACACGTTTCTGCTGTCTGTGGCTGTCACAATGAAGTTAAGGCTATATGCGCTCGATGATGCTGCAAGCGTGGCAATCGTGAAGTTCACTGCGCTTCCTGTTGTGGTTGAAGATGCCGGAGTAACAGTGTTTCTGTTATCCGCAGTCACCTTCGTTGTCACACTGGAAGCACCGTAGGAGTTCGTTGTGGTCACTGGAAGCGTTGCTGATGACCGTCCGGCATACAATGTACCAGTCACATTGCCAAGGCTCACAGACGGCTTAAAATAAGCCCTATCGATGGTTACTGAACAAGTGGCTGTTGAAGTACCTACTGATGTACTTCCACTCCTTGTGGTCAGTTTGACCTTCATCTCCCCTGTAAGTGAATTGTGTAGTGATGTCAGAATCCATGACTTTGCAATTGATCTGCTTTGTGTTCCGCTCACGGAAGACATGCTGAAATTCAAAACACTGTCACCAAGTGTGACTTCTGCGGTATATGACAGTCCACTGATTGCCGTAAATGAGAATGAAACAGCATTTCCGCTTGTGTTCTGCACAGTGACGGAAGAAGCCGACCACGCTACCGAAGCCGACCTTGCAATCGTTGTCAGATTGAATTCTTCCGTTGCCAATGTCGCACTGTTAGGAACATAGTTTGTCGATGCGTTTTTAGTCCATGTCGCATACGCATATCCCTTGCCACTGCCATCAGACTGATGCGTGACTGTAAGCGTACCAGTGAGTGTTTTTGTCTCTCCGGCAGCCATACCTGGATACGTTGCAGAAGCAACAAGAGTATTCGTGTTCGTGTTTGAATTGTGCCAGTAAATAGCAAGCTGAGGAGGATTGTTCAGATTCGGTCCCCATGCCTGTGCAGTGGTATTGGAATGCACCGTTGCAGTGAATGACAGCACACTGGTATTGTTTGCTACTGAAGGACTTCCCTCCGTAACGGTTATCGTCCATGGGAAGTCTCTTGTAGTTCCACTGCTTCGTGTCAGTGTTCCGCTATTCGATGCCATTACGATAGCCTCCTAGTAAACGTAAGTCTTGAACCGTCTTCTGATGCGAAGATTCTCCATCGGTTTCCTGAAATGGTAGGTGAGCCTACATCCAGTTCGTTCGTGCCAAAGCCTGTGGTAGAAATCCATGCATGCTTCACACCGCCATTGTCTGCGAAGTACAGTTCGTCATTCGTGAAATATGATTTGATATTGGAATCTTCCTTACCGATGGTAAGATAACCATTCTGAAATGCCATGTAGGAATTCACGTTATTGATGGTAGGATCATACTGTTCGATATATACCGTGCCACTTCCGACATCCCAGTATGACTTGTTCTCAGGATTAGAGGACTTAATTGTTCCAGATCTGATTAGATTTGCATCCAATTGACCAGTTGTAATCATGTCGGCATTGATTCTTCCGTCCGAGGTGAGAGCGAGTCCATACGTTCCGTTATATCCTGTGCTTGAGAAGCCAAGACCGCCAAGATTCCATCTCCAAATATTGTCAGACTGTCCAACAGTTTCCTTATCGAGGATAAGCAGTTCCTGTGGCTTTCCTTCCGCATCCGTCACAATGTGGATATGTCCACCTCTGCTTCCAGTAATCATCTGTGTTGCACGGTCTACCGCTTCACCTAACTGTGACTTGGTAGGCACATTGTTCATCACAGTGTTTGTCACACGTTCTGCGATGACTTGTCCGAGCGTTGGTCTTGTCTCGCCGAGTTCCATCAAAGCGTACTTATCATTCAGCGAATCGTAGTCCACCTTAATGACTTTCACATCTTCTGCTTCGATGCCGTACCTTGTCAGCACCACATTTACCGTATCGCAAAGTCCTACTCGCTGAAGAGCGGCATAGTCCTTGTACTCGTCTGTCTCCCAAAGCTGAACAAAATCAACCTTCAGAGTATCGTTGATTCTCCAAGGTGTTGTTCCTTGAACGGCTGCTGTTGCTCTGCTGCGGAGTTGTTCTTCCGTAGGCTGTTCCTCAAAGTCACTGGATAAATCCAGCGGAATAGCTTTCAGCACAAAATCTGAAGCATCTGTGTCCGGCACATCTCCGGCATACACGTACCTGTCAGCAAGCAGAACAAGATTGTTTCCCTCAGAATCAATCCAGTACGGCACTACGGCATTGTATGTGCCTGTCATATCCCTTGTCTGTTCAAAGGATGAGATGTTCTTGCCGTATCTGAGAGTGATGCCTGTCTTCCGACCACGATTGAGATATAGCTTCACATTGAACATATCCCATTCGTATTCTCCCTTGCCGTATACATCCAAGAGAGAGCCTTCCTCGCCACCAAGGACATTGCGTACCGTTTTAGGAACAGTGAGGTTGAACGGTGATGTCACATCCTTATCCGTCCAAAAGGTAAACTCCGTTCCTCCAATGACATTCTCTGCGATCCTTGCTATCGCATTAGCGCATGAGGATGCACTGTACGGATTCAGTGTCTGCTTATTCAGCTTGTAAGAAATATGCTGGGCAAGGAAGGTAACCATACCATCAATCGGTGCAGTCCTTCTGATAATTTCAAACGGCTGGGGAATACGTGTATTATCGTGCGTGATATACACGTACCTTCCCTCAGTCAGTTTCTTATACATCTTGGATTCAATCGGCATCTTGAATGTGCATTCATAGATGCCGTTTCTTTCCTCTACAACATGACAGTAAAGGCAGTCAGCCAGTCTGCCTAAACCGTTTGACTGGAAGAGTGTCTCATCCTTCTCAAACAGAATAGGTATCATAGCTTCCACCACCTTGGAGTAATGACCACTCTGCTGATACTCAGGTCAGTGAATGAGAGATCGTTATCACCTGGCTTAAGCGTAGGATAATCATTCTCTGTCATGAACACTACATAACTATCCAACTCCGTTGCTCCTGAATATGATTCCATCCTTTCGCAGTCAATGTCGATGTATTCCATACTCATATCGCCTGAGATGGAAATAACTGCATCATTCAGTACAATTCTTCCGTGGCCATACACTCTGATTAATGGCTGTGAAGGAAACAGAGTAGGATTTCTTAACGTTCCGCTTTCCGTAAATGTTATCTGCTCATCTCCGATTCTCAAAAACCTCTGCGGTTTACAATCGAATTCAAGCGTAAACTTGCCGGATAAATTAAAAGAACCTGTGTTAGGCTCAATTGCTGAATGGAACACTGCTTTACGGTACACACCGTAATCTTCAGTTGTTTCAAGTCTCCTGTAACTGTTGTCCAGAGAGTTCAGATAATTAGTGAGATTATCGTAATTCTCCTCAAAATTGTTTCGTATGAAACAGGGATACTGAATCATCACATTTTCAAATGTATTATCTGACTGAACCAAGTCACCGTTCTTGCCTGGAATCACGATGTTCGTATGTCTTCTCTGCGGTTTCTTAAAAGTCTTCGACCTATCAAAAAAGACTCCGTAGGAAGTCAGGTCTTTCTCACCGAAATAAATTCTGTTCATGCGAATACCTCCTCCCTACGGATTACATTATCGGCAATCTTTTCTGCGATTGTCTCTGCAAGAGCATCGACATCATCCACTCCACCGTTCACGTTTACATTCACGCTGATAGGTGCTGAAATCTGCCGTGTTGAATTGTATGTTGTACCATAACCATTCGGCGAATAATAGTTCATGCTGTTCGCTGTCTGCACGGCACTATTAGCAAGCATATCTGCTGCCTTTCTGACCATACCGATGCTGTCTTCCATACCAAGAGCAAAGCCTTCGACAGTGTATCCACCGACTTCCTTCATGACTCTTGAAGGTGACTTGATTTCCAGTGTGTTACGCATTGCTTTGTTTGCCGCATTTGCGATTGTAGAAGCAGTAGAGATAACATACCGCTTCTGATCGTTCATACCGTTTGCGTAACCAACGATTGCCGCCTTACCGATGTTATATCCATCGAATGAAAGATTCGCTTCAGCACCTTTTTTAAGTGCTTCAGTGGAATCCAGTGCCTTGCCTGTGTTTTCAGAAATAGCCTGTGACATCTCCGCTGATGCACCGCCAGCTTCAAGCATTTTCTGACCGTAAGTTTCAATGTCGGCGGTTGCTTGCTGAACAACTTCATACGAATCATTTACCGCAGTGGTCAACTGATTTTCAGCATCCTTGGCAATAACAAGAGCGGACTGTGCATCTTGAAGTTTGTCTTCGTATCCACCAGTCTTGGCAGTACCATCCGCAAGATGTGCGTTGTATTCCTGTAATGCCTGGTCATACTGTCTCTGTGCTTCTTCAGTTCTGATATGAGCCTGTCGGAGTTCCTCTTGCTGACGAACATTCTCGTCTTCAGCCGCAATCTTTCGTTTGATAGCTTCTGTGTACAGGTCTTCATAGGCAGCCATCTCTGCCCTCTGCTTGATCTGTGCGATGTTCTTCTCGATGGATTCACCGAATTGACCGTTCTTCTCGATAAGTTTTCGTGTTTCTTCAACACTGATTCCAAGTGTCTTGGCAAGTTCGTTGATAAGAGTATCCGCAAGGACTTTAGAACCGTCTTTCAGCTTGCCGTTCTCGCCAACAAGTTCGTTATACTTCTGTGTGAGATACGTTGCATAGTCCGCATCCTTAATGACAGCATCCTTTTCCTGATTGATCGATGCAACATACTCATCATGAGCAGTCTTGAGGTCATTCACAGTTTGAATTGATACCTTCATCCTCTCATTGAGACCATACTCAGCTTCGATTTCAGCAAACCGTTCATCTTGCATTTTCTTCGCCGCTGCGCCAAGTGCCGCATAAGCGGCAACAGCAAGAAATACAGTCTGTGTTGTGGTTAAGCCTGTTGCCATCAGTTGGCCAAGTTTCATCTGAATCTTGCCGAATATGTCTATAACTTTACCGCCAATGGATATTGCCGGTCCAACCGCAGCGACCATCATTCCGATAGAGACAATGCTATTCATTGTTTCATCATCCATTGCCATAACTTTATCGGTAATATCCGAAATGATTGAAACTCCTTTTTCAAATAAAGGATACAGTTTTTCAATCATTGTATCGCCTAACTCGACAGTCTCAATTTTCAGCTGATTAAGCGCACGTTTTGCCTTCAGGGAAGGTGTCTCCAAGACATCCAACGCATATTGTGTCTGCCCGGCAGAATTCGATACACGCTGAAGTGCGGTATTGAATGCATCAACACCAGTATTTACAAGAGCAAGACCGCCTCGACCAGCACGAACGTTTTTCCATAACCGAGCGAATGCTTCATCATCCTTGCCAACTGCTACATACAGAATCTGAAGCACATCGCCAAGCGATTTCCCCTCATCCATCAGCTGTGCAAACGATTTTCCAGTTTTCTCTGCAAGGATTTTTGACACATCAGAAGATGCCCTCTCAAGTTCTGTGAACATGGAGTTCAGGAACGTGGTAGAACGTGCGGTATTGATACCCTGTTTGGTCATCATTACATAGGCAGCTGCGAGGTTTTCAAGCGAAACGTTATAGGCGGCTGCCGTAGGAATGACAGTACCCATTGATCCAGCAAGTTCATTGATGATTGTTTTACCATCATTCTGTGTCTTCAGTAACACATCTGAGATATAAGCGGCATCCTCAGCCTTATATCCGTAAGCATTGATTGTTGTGGTCAACAGGTCAACCGCCATTGTTGTGTCAGTAAAACCTGCTCGTGCAAGCCTTGTCGCATCGTTTACGAAGCCTACCGCTTTGGAAGCATCCACCGATGCTGATACCGCCTGGTACGTTGCTTCCGTCAAGTCCTCAAGTCCGAATGCTGATGAAGCGGAAAGCTGTTCCAGTTCTTCTCTCATCTCAGCCATCGGTTTCTGACTCTCTGTGGCAATGGTGTATATCTTTGCCATGCCATCAGTGAAGTCAGATGATGCCTTGATGCTGGCAGTGCCAAGCGCAACAAGAGGTGTAGTAACATACGTTGTTAGTGTATCGCCAAAGGACGAAATCTTCTGACCGACATCAGAGATTTCCCCTCCGATTCTCTGCATGTCCTCGCCAAAATGTTTAACTGTGTTTGAAGCATCTTCAAGTTTCTTTTTGTACTCTACAACTTCGGTTTCTGCTTCATACAGTTTGGTTTTCCACTCGTTTACATTCTTGCCGGAACGCTCAACCTCGATGTTTGTTTTGTTAAGTTCTTTTTCAAGATTCTTTACTTCATTTGAATTCTCACCATACTGCCGCTTTGCTTCCTCAAGTTGTTTGTTGAGTTCAGCTTGTTTTGCCTTCGCAGCCTCATGCTTCTGAGTTGCCTTTTCAAGAGCATCTTTAAAATTGGTGACATTCTTTTCTGCACTGGCAAGTATCTTTGAATACTGTTCTGCCAGTTCTTTATTTTTGCTCATGGCTGACTGGTTGTCCTTGAACTTGGCAGTCATGAGATTCATTTCAGTGTTTAGTGATTTGGTTTCGGAGATCATCCGCATTAAGGCTTGTCTGTATTCTGTCTCGCCTTTAATTCCTATCCTGGGACCGATACTAGGCATATAATCTCCTCCTTAAATAACATCAAAAAACATCTCACTCTGTGTGAGATGCGATCCTTTTTGTTTTCCTCCGGCATCAATGGCTGAACAAGCAAGCATGTCCATCATTTCCCCATACGGAGTAACAAGTACCTCTTGCTTGCTCATGCCCATCTTTCTGCCGTAATAGATAAACCAAGAACGATTTAATCGGATGTTTCGTTTATCTCTTCTTTTTTTTTCGGCTCTTCAACCTCCACCGTTTGGTCGATGTTGTAGAACACTCTGATTGCTTCATCAAAAAGCATCATGAAGTCTGACTCATCAATGCTCATGCATTCCTCTTCTGTCAGAAAATTTGGTTTGTAATCCTGATCTTCAAATTTCTTTGCAGATTCATAGCCTTTATTCAAAGCACATACAAGCGCAATCATGTTCTTCCTGTCAGCAATATCGTCACCCTGAAACAGCAGTTTGACATTGTTCAGTTTCTTCTCAGGACACATTTCACTGATTTCGCATACCGCTCCGACAGTTTTCAGCAGTCCGACTTCTCTCCCATGAATTTTCATACTTACCTCCGTTTATTGCCGATTAGGCAGCAAGCATTGCCTGTACAACAGCTTCAGCGAGTGCTTCAGTTGTCTGCGCTTCGGCAATTCTTCTCCATCTGTGATTTGTGGAATCATCACGCATCAGCGTTGCCTCCAGTTCAGATGTCTGGAATTCAATGTTCTCTTCCTGTGTTGCTGCTTCAAGTCCGTCATCAGAGAACTGTACCTTCGGCAGTACATACGGAACATAAGATGTAACTCCGTTCTCCATATAGCGAACAACGAAGCCGACACCGACATACGGTCTTTCCTGTCTGTCATCGTATTCCTGTACCTTGACAGTTGCACTGCCTACCGTCAGATCCGTCTCTGTCGGCAGACCCATGATGAGTTTTCTTGCTTCATCCTTCAGTCCATCGACTGTCAGAGTGACTGTACCTCCAGCAAATGCATTTCCGGCAGACTCAGCAAGCACGTTGTCTGCATAGAAATCATTTGTGTCGGCTGTTTCGATATCGAGGGATACATCAACACCCCTTGCGAGTGCCATGCCGCCGGAGTATGTCGGTGAACCTTCGTTTGCGTTGTAAATAGCAACATACGGTTTAGAAAAGCCTGTGATTACTCTTCCGTTAGCCATTTTTCTTTCTCCTTCTCATAAAAAAGAGCAGTCAGAAGAATTTTCCTCCTCCCTGTCTGCTCCAAAATCTTTCAAGTTCTTCGTTGAATTTTTTCTCAATAGCCGCTTCCGCTCTGTCTTTTGATACTCTGATTGTCATATCCATAAACGGCTGTCTTCTCATGTACGATGATCCACTGTTAATAGATCTAGCAATCATTGCATTAGGCTGACCATTAGGATACTTCTTGGTTTTCACTTCGTTGTATCCGTCAAAGCCGAGTTTCACATCAAAAACACCGCCTTCTTTTCGCTTCATTTTTGCGATACCCATCGAATCGATGAGTCCTTTCAATTGAAGCGGTGAAGGAAAGTGGTGCTGTCGATGCCTTGAGTGGTATTCCTCTGTTACAATATGCTGTTCCATGAACACCTTACATGTGTCCGCAACAATCTTTGCTCCTGGATAAATAGACTTACTAATCATCCTCTCAGTCTGTTTATCTGTAGCAATCAGAAGTTCAATAAATTCTTCCATGCCTTCCACTTTGATTTCAGCCATTAAAGAAGCCCCCATCTCCATGTGTGATGAATGTAATTCGTGTCTTCTTCAAACTGCGTTCCATCGTAACTCCACCAAAGACCTTCGATACCGTTCAGAATGTTCTGAATCTCATCGAACATAGTGTCAAACTCCGTCAGCGTGTAGAAGTCCACTACACCAGTGATTGACTGTTCGCCTTTGTGATTATCAGCTTCAAGAGAAGACATCTCACCGTCTTCCTCCCATATCACATACCGTTTTTCGACACCTGGTCTCCAGTAATGATAGACAGGAACATTGTTTTCATGGAGTACATCGGCCAATTCAAATGCCAGTCTGATCCGTTCAAGTTTAGTCTGTAAGGACATCATAGTTCGTATCTAACCTCTGCATTTCCATCGTTGTGTACATCAGATTCGTGTTTTCCTCGATTACATGATGAACACTGTTGATTCTGAACTGTTCTCCATTTCCGAGCATTGCGTACATTCCAGCACGAACCTTACGGTTGTGATGAATATACACGTATAGGTCAACTCTCTCATTCACACCTCTTGCGAGGTACTGACGATTAAGTCCGACCGTTCTCTCTTGAAACCAAAACTTGCCGATTTTCTTCAGCTTCTGAACAGGCATTCTGCCGAATTCAGCCGTGTTCTCCAGTGTGCAGACAAACAGGACTCCATTATCTAGAATCATGTTTCTTTTACCTTCTGAGACATTAAGCGGTTATTGAGATTGTATCGAAGCATCCTTGGCATATTCTGAATGTAATATGAGGTGTACTTCGATCCTGTGGTTTTACGTTTGTCATAAAGCCACGTTGCATACATGCTGACAAGCATTTGGTCTTCCACTGTATCTTCAAGGACGATGCCCTCACGCTCGATGTAGGAAATAGAGGAATTGACATACCACATCAGTTCCTCTTCCTTCGATGCCTTGGCTTCATCATCCATGTAGTCCAGTATGAGTTCCAAACTCTTTTCGAGCATGGATAAAATCGTGTCTGTACTCATATCTGCCATACCATGCTCCTTTCAAATGAAAGGGAGTGCCGAAGCACTCCCCTGTTTTATTAAGCGTTTGCTGTGTCAGCTGCGAATGTTACGCCTGTTGCAACAGGTGCAGTTGTGGATGCAATCTTGACCGCTGCGAATGCCTTCGCAACCATCGGCAGACCATCATAACGAGCAGTTCCCTTCCATACTGTCTGATCCTGAAGGAAGCGTACATGCTCAGATTCAGCGAACTGCTGTCCTGCACGTTCAGCAAGCAGATACAGGTCGAAGTATCCGAAGATGATGTCATTGTCAGGAATGAAATCGAGGACAACGATGTCACCGCCGATAACAGGCATTGTGCCGTTTACACCGCTCACGATTGCACCGCTTGCGTTAACAGACATTGCCTCCTGAAGCAGTGTTGTATATGTCTTGTCATTCATGATCCATGTGACTCCACCTCTTGCGAAGTCATTGTGAATGACATTGCGACCGCCTACCAGTCCCTGGAACAGTTTGATGCCTGTTGCGTTCGCAGCAGTGATGTTGAACAGGTTGGTTGTATGGAGGTCAACCCATGCCGGAGCTGTTGCCGGATAGTCAGACGGTGCTTCTGTCTGAGCAAGACGAGAAACAACACCGAGAGGCATCTTGTTATTGGTAGATGTGTTCTTACCATACAGAATTGCCTTATCCAGTGCATAGCCGATTCCTGTGCCGATAGCAGTCAGAATTTCGGATGCCAGGTTAACATCAGAGTCCTCAAGGTTAGCATTGCAGACTGCATAGTAGCCACCGACCTTGTAGCAGTCTACTGTGAGGTCTGCGAATGTCATGCTCATTTCATTGAGGTTTGCACAGCATTCTGTCCAAATCGCTTCCTGAAGACCAGACATGACGAGCATGCGACCTGTTCCGCTCAGTCTGCGAACAGTGACCCTGGAATACAGTTTGGAATAGTCCATGATGTTCTCACGGAGAATGCCGAGGAATACTTCAGGAATTGTCAGACCGATGTTGGTAATCGCTCTCTTTTCCTTCATTGCAGTTCTTGTTTCATCGAGGAAGTGCTTAACATCTTCCTGTGCGAAGATGGCATTGCGTGTAGCCATGTCCATCTTGTTGAAAACATTTCTTGTGTCCATGTTTACTTTTACCTTTCTAGCCTCTTCAAGCGGCTTCTCTTCTTCTTTCGGAACAACAGGCTCTGTGTCCTGTTCCTTTTCCTCTTCTGCGAGGTCTGCTTTCAGTCCGGCAATCTCGTCTTCCAGTGCCTTCTTGTCAGCATCAAACTTTTCTTTGTCGGAATTAAAAACAGCGATCTCTTCATCGACCGCCTTTGTTTCGTCATCCGTTGTTGCTTCTGCGATTGCCTTCTCAAGATTGGATTCTCTTGTCTGAAGTTCTTCTTCGTTCTTCAGCAGTTCAGCGAGAGCCTTCTCCTTGAGGTCAATCTGCCTTTTCAGCATCAGTGCCTTGAGTGCCATCTGCTTCTCTTCCTCCTTTTAATTTCTTTAAGAGTTCCTGTTTGCGGAGTTCAAGTCTCCGCTGCTTGAGTGTTTCAAGGTCATCCGAACGTGCCGATACATGTGTTGCCTGATATGCGGGAAACGTACAGATGGAAATTTCATACAGTGGATCAACTTCTGTAATCGTCCAGTGAACAGAACCGTCTTCACGGTATTCCGTTTCTTCCGATTTGATGTTGAATCCAAAACTGCATCCAGTCACATCTCCACGGTCTACCCTCGCAAAGGCATTCATCGCATCGGTGTCTTTCTTGTTGATCTTGATTCTTGCCCACAGTCCGTCTGCCCTGTCCTCAAGTTCGCAAGTTCCGGCACTCGTTCTGCCGAGGACAATGTCATCATTGTGGTTGTATAATGCTCTGACATCCTGATGAATGGAGTTTCTAAACGCTCCTGGTGCGATGCTCTCGGTAGCACCTTCCCATACTTCGTAAATATCTCCATATGCCACGAACTTACCTTCAAGGATCAGTTCGTCAGAGTCATCTCTTGTTTGCAGATTCTCTATTCGATAGAATCTTTCCGCTCTTTTTTCCATGCTCATTCCCCTTCCTGTAGAAGTTTCTTTTGGTCATCAATCTTTTTGACGGAAATGTAGTTCTCAAGAACTCGGAGTTCATCGAGTCCTTCCTTAGGGTCATATCCAACCTTGTCTCTGATCTCATTTCCTGTGACAACACCACGGTCATACAGTCCACCAAGCATCTGAGATACCGTTACAACATCCCAGTCATACAGAGACCGCTCATTGAACTTGAGATACCATTCCGGCTTCAGAATCAGCTTGTTGGTCATCTCCTGTGCAATCTTGAGTGCCAGCGGTCTTACCTTCGTCTGAATGAAGTTGTTCCATGCTTTTTGGTTGTACTCACCTACGCCCAAAACAAAAGGCGGTAAGCCGAAAATACTTGCCACCATTCTTCTGTCCAGTTCGACTGTATCTTTGATTGCAAGATCAGCAAGGCTGAGAGGTTTTACCTGTTCAACCTGGAACTGCTCTCCTGGAATCAGCCAAGGCTGTCCAACCTCAGCTGCCTTCACATAGTCATCGAGAATCTTCTGTCTGCCTTCAGGTGTGCTGAATTCATCAATCATCGCATCCACCTTGACGATGATGCTCGGCTTCCATTTCGATTCCATGAAGCCTTTCTCTGTCTTCGATGCCTGTTTCAGATTGTTTGCGAGGTCTCTCAGTGAGACATCAACACCTCTGCCCTTCCACAGATAGTACTTATCAGGGTTATAGGTAAAATGCAGAAGATTAGAAGGATCTTTTGCCCTTCCATCAATCAGCACCTTATACTCACGGTAACTATTACCCACTGGCAGAAATGCCACTCTGCTTGCCGCAATCGGCTCAAGGGACCGGATGATTCCATCCCAGGTGTGCGGTACTACAACAGCATTCCCCTGTCCGTATAGCATCAGTGTCATGATGATTGACTCCATCCATGCCGACCGTGTCATGTAGAGGTCAGGGTTGATATCAATCTTCCGTGACAGTTCGTTCTTTATTCTCACATCACCATTCTTGGTGTTTGCCATCAGATAAATAGTCATGCTTCCGATGAGTTCCGCATAGATTCTGCATGCTGTCATCACTTCAGGACATTTATCTAACGATGTGTACTCTCCGCAGCAGAGACTATCAAAGTCCGTCCCAAGCACATAACCGACTTTCGGCTTCGGTACTGGAACATCATCAAAGCTGTCTCTTTTCTGAGGGAGTCTCTTTCGTTTCTTACTCATCCGAAGAATCCTCCTACTTTTTTCTGTTTCTCCTCTCCGTCAAAACAACAAACAGCCGCAAACACACTTGCATCAAACAAATCGATCCTGTGCTGTGGCTGAATTTTTTCGTACTGAATGGCATCATCCGTTTTCTCAACCGCTCTGACATTCTGTACACAATATTCGTATGCTTCTGAATGCAAGTAGTAGAATGTGCCATTCTTGACCGAATGCTCAATATGTCGGAATCCCTGTGATTTCAGATAGAAATACTGAGGTATGTCCTTGATATTGAATCCGGCTTTCCTCATAAGAGGGAAATACTCTTCTCCGGCAAACTTGCGGTCATGCCCAACCTGAACGATTCTAAATCCCATGTCTCGCATGGATTTAAACCAGTTCACTATGTCACCCATGTTGACTGTGGGAGAATTGCACATCGTCAACCATCCTTCATCTTGCCAGCCGAAAAGAGGAATTCCATCCTCATCAGCCTTGGCAACAGCCTGTGTGACAGGGAAGAATGCATGGGTGATTACTATGTCAACACCGTTATACTGCCCAAACAGGGCAGCTGCGGTGAGGTCATACGTTCTAGAAAGGTCAGCACCGCCATACCAACGAATGGGAAGTTTCGCTAGTTCATCAAGGGAGTAGTTGTATTGACTGTCTGACCTTCTGAACTCTTCTATATCGAACCAAGCCTTCATTGCGGATGTGAACACATTGAGCGACTTGGCGAAGAAGTCCTTTCGCTGCTGTGGATCATTTTGAGCCTGTAACGAATCGTTAAGGATTTCGTTAGGTCTGATGGTTACTCCGTAGCCTGGATTCGCCATCTCATGCACAACAGGATTTGTATAATCAATCTCTCCATTCTCATCAGCATCAGCTTCACAGATGAAGATGAAGTACTGTTCATCATCGACAGTTCCGTCAAGAACCTGTTTGCAGTATTTCAGTCTCTGGCCTAGGAAACCTTGTTCATTGTCTCCGGCAGTTGAGATACCGATGAGCATCTTATTCGTATATGCTTTTTGGCACTCCTTAAACAGGTTGTACTGCTTCGGTGTCTTAAATGCATGGATTTCATCACAGATACAGATATTCGCATTCAGTGAGTCCTGTTTATCAGCTGAAGCGGCAAGTGCCTTAACAAAGAAAGAACCACCATCCGGCAGTGATGCACTGAATGAGTGGTCATTGTGGTTATCGTTGATATGTACGCATCCACCATCCTTATCCCATTCACCCATGTTCTTAATGTTGTAGACCATGAAGTTGAATGCTTCTAAGGACTGGATCAGCGCAGCCGATGCGATATAGCACTTGCTACCGCTCATCCTGTAGAGCAGTGACAATGCCCAAGACAACGCTCCGGCAAACGATGTGTTGTGTGTAGCTGTGTAATCTTTGCCTACAAGATATAGGTGAGATTCGTTATCCACCATAATGCACTTTGAAGGCTCATTCGGTATTTCTTCAATGTCGACAATGCTCTTTGCGCTCATCCTTGGAGCAAGCGCATCTTTCAGCCTGTCATATTTCCTCTTCAATCGGAAACACGGCATCGCCTTGTCGGTGAAGAACTGTACATAAAAAGCAGTTCCACACGGCTTTCCGTTGCATGAAACTGCCTTCTCACTGAGCGTTGCTTTAATGCCAAGACTGGAACACAGTTCTTTTACCTGTTCACATAGTCTGCGATCCTTCTGCGTAAATATACACTGACCGCTCTTGCTGCATGTTCCGTCAGTATCCATAAGACCTTGCAACAGCAGAAGTCTCTGTTCGACAGAACCTTGCATGTATATCTCAGGGATGTGTTTGTTTTTGAAAACACCAATCTGTCTGAGTTTATTTCTGAGAACACCCTTGTTTTCTCCGCTCCTGTATGTATCTACATAAATAGATCCGGCACGGTCTTTATGAGGATGCAATTCAACTTTGTGACCGAACGATGCGATATTGCTCATCGTTTCATCTTTGTCAAAGTCAGAACATGTAATATCTGTTGATGAAGATGAACCGTCTCCGAGCCAAACACCTAATGTATAAGGGTCAACAGGCAGTTCCTTTTCCGCATATTCAACTGGCTTGCACATCGGAACACGATATCTATACTCGACACCTTTACCATCGTGCCTTCTATTGACAAAGTCTTTTGCCATGTTGTCTGTGGTTGTTTCGAACCAGCCACCTTTCGCATGCGCTTTAGGATTGTTTATTCTTCCCTCGACTTTCTTGCCCTTGGGAATATAACGAGATGTTCTTCGACTGTCCTTTGTCTGAATAGTCCAAATATGGTCTGCGCTTGCCTTGACTGTTGCACCATCCTCAAATGTAACGAGGTACATCTTCTTGTCAAAGATTTCCGATTCATACAGAACCACAGAAGGCTTTCCGTCAGCACCGAATACGATGTCACCAACGTGAATATCCTTCATCTTTTTCCATCCGTAAGGTGTGGGAATGTCAGTGTCTAAACTGACCGCTTTAACATTCTTTCTCGGAATGTATATCAGTGCTTCCTGATACTTGTTTAAGCCTGTATCCTTCCGTTTAATACCTACTAGGTTATAGATAATAAACTTGTGGAACGGCATCAGCTTAAACGGCTTGCCACGAAGCGGTACACCGTCTATCGTCTCACCTTGCTGATGACATATAGTGCTTTCAATGATGTTGATACAGAAATCAGCATCCTTTGGGTCTAGATAGTATCTGTCATCTTCCAGGTCACGGAAGAATCTGTCTACCGTCTTTCGTAAATACTTGCATGCTATCTTCCTTCGGTCACGAATCGAAGTAGCATAATCCATTACCTCTTTCCATATCTTGTTATGGTTACTTGCCACTCAGTTCTCTCAGCGCATTCACTAATGCTGAACCGCTTGCTTTCTCCTTGTCTTCTGCAAAGGATTTCCGCAGTCCGCTTGGTGTCAGTCCAAGCTGTGACCAGTATGTCAGCGCATCCTTCTCACATTCTTGCAGAATAGTCAGTAATGGATTCTTTGCGGAGTTAACAGCACCTCGATCCGATGTCTTCTGAACAGTCAGCAAGCATCCTTGCTCTGTCCACTGTTCAAGTGCCATGTCTCTTCTCTCAAGAATGTCTGCAAGCGTGTCAGCGACAGGTAAGTACGCATCTCGGTACGTGCCTGTGTCCTTCATGGCAGAAACGATCTTCCTTTTCCATGCGGATTTCTTCATCTTGCACCTCCTTTCAAGAAAAAAAGTGCGTTTCCATCAACGCACTTGACCACGCTAATATTATAGCTGAACTAATTTTTACATTTTTTACACTTGTTCCGTAGGGGTTTGATAACCCATTTTATGGTAGTTTGGCATATTGCCCACATTTCCACACCATGGGGTTTTTCCACAATTTAGCCTCTTTTACGGAAATGTTCGCCACCCAGAACCCCCAAACCGTTTGAACGAGTTCATTTAGCCTGGGGGGCAGCACGTTTTGCCGTAGTTTTCCACACATGCAAGCATGGTCTTTTTTTGTGAATAAAAACGTTTTTATCACATTCTTTTTTATTTGTTAGTATTTTTGTTCATTTCACAAGTGATTCAATGCGTTTGGAATGATCACACACAAGCGGTATCTGCATGACTGGAATTTGTCCAGCCGCTTTTCTACATTCTTTTTTTTCTTCCGGCTTTGCATGCTTGCGTTTCTGTTATTTTCCAGGTCTTCATGAAATCCGCTGCATGTTTTGCTTTTTGTCTTTCTGGAATCCGCAAGCATTCCAGGATTTTAATATTTTTGTGTTAAAAGATCCGCATAAAAATGCCGTGTCTGTTCCAGCTCTTCAGGATCTTTTTTTTAATTCAGTCATTCCAGCCGCAAAAGATCCGCATAAACTTTTTTTCTATATATAAGAAGCAAAGCGGCAATTATTTAACAATTCGAAAATCCGTAAAAAAATTTTTGCATTTTCTATTGACTAGGTTAAACCTAATGATTATATTGAAAATGCAAGTTAGGTAAAACCTAACAAAAACCGATCTATGAAAAGTGAATAACAAGCGCATTAAAACTTGACTTATATAGCGTAATAACCTACATGGTTTCCCTTATGCCGTGACTATTAGTTTCTTAATATAGCGTATGTATGTAGTTAGTTTATGCCGTGAACATAAGCATTCTAATTAGTATAGTAGAGCGCTTGCGGAATTATCCGCAAAAAGTGAATAAAAATATTTTATTTACTTTTTGGGAATAATCCCACGAAAGGAAAAAAAGATAAATGTCATTTTTAGAAAAAATTGTATTTTGGTTAATTCTTATGATTATTTGTTCCACTATCGGTACACCTGATTTTTGTTACAATGCTTGCTTTGTCATGATCGTTTATAACATTCGCAATTATTTTAACGATATCCAGTAAAAGAAAGGAAAAAAAACTATGTTAAAAACAAATAGCAAAAAAGCGCAAAAGAATTTATTAAATTATGTAGTATCCAATCTTTCAGAATATGCCGCCGACGGTTATAACCTGGAAGTAACAGAAAGCAACGCATATAACGTTATTGATAAAATATTCCATGAAGAATATTACGGTTTTACAAAAGAACATTTTATCAATTTTGCTTCTGGCCTAGCTTGCGGCAGTGTATTTGATTATTTTCTGCATGATGCAGTTAATACACTCGGTGAGATCCTGGAAGAAACAGAAAGCGAAAAAACAAGATTTACAGAAACACAAGCCGAGAATCTTCTTACTAACATGATTTACAACAACATAGTAAAGTCACGCAATAAAAAAGGCTGAAAAGCCTTTTTTTCTATAATGCAGCCGCTGACAGTCACAAGCCTGTAAAAATGCAGAGTGTAGAAAGAAAGGAAAAAACCATGGAAAACAATTTTATTAAAGAAGTATTTGAAGCATTTGAGCGTTACAGAAAGGATTTTAAAAAATGCGGTATCACTCCGGCTATTATTGAAAGCCTGGAAAAATCCGCAATCATAACCGAACATTATGTCAGATATGAAAATAACGCAATTCAGGAAGAACATACAAGAATTATCAGCGCATTATCTTATATGAATGTATGTTGTTCGTGTAGTTTCTTCCGTTCCAGAGTCAAAAAAAATTATACTCCATTCGGAAATATCGCTTTTAAAGTTTTCGATACTAATCCATATAACACAAGCATTAAAACAGTAAGAACATACAAATTTGAAAGGAAGTAAAAAAAAGCCTGATTGGCTTTTTTTATTACAGCTGCATAAAACAAAAAAATAGAAAAGGAAGGAAAAAACAATGAAAGAAGAAAGAACAGAATTTATCATCAGCATGCTTAAAAAGGCAAAAACAGAAAATTTTGAAGAATTTTCAAAACTGGAAAAGACAATCAAAGAATTACAGGAAGAATTGAACAACCACTATGCAAAGTCAAACGGAAAACAGGATCTGCAAAAGGCATTTACAAATATTTTAAAATCATCAAAGAAAATTAATGCATCACGTCCCGCATTGTTATATGCATTCCAGGATAAAGAAGGAAATACATGTGCTACTGACAGCTATATCGCATTAAAAGTTAAAGATGCATCAGGTATAGCTTTAGAAAAGCCGGAAAGAATGGAATATCAGCCGCCGAACATGGAAAGCCTATTCAATGCTTATACAGATATCACGGAAGAAATAAACGAAAGCGTTTTAAAATCAGCCGTAAACACTGCAAAAGCTAAATCATACAGAAAGCATAAAATGATTGCATTATACAGATTTTCGAATGGATCTTTATTTGATGCATCAAAATTATTGACAGGTGTTTTAGCTACTGGAAACAACGCTGTAAATCTGAATTCTGAAAAGCCTTTCGGAATTGCTAAAATGCAGAGTAAAGATGAAAATATTAATTTTATCATCTGTCCGTATCGTGTGACAGATCCCATAACATTTGATGATAATAATATCGGATATATTGAAGCGTAATAAAGAAGGCTTTTAAAAGCCTTCTTTCTGTTTTCCTGAATTCTTCCAGGTAAACAGAAAGAAAGCCTTTAAGGCTATGAAAGGAAACTAAAAAAATGAAAAAAAATCTTTATTCTTGTACCGCTGTATCAAATCTTATCAGCACACTTGTTAACGATTACGGTTATGAAGCCGTAACACTTCAGGAAGGCGTTTTAGGTTATGGCTACATGGTTATAATTAGTCCTTCCGAAAACATGTATAACTACATTATCCAGGAAGTACCGCTTAACTGCTGGAATTCCGCTCATAAAGTAAGAAGAGCCGCAACGCTTTCAAAAAAGATCCTGAAAGAATTATCTGAAGTCGGTTATTGCTAATAGAAAGGAAAACAATTTTATGAAAATCTTTAGTGCTTTGGCTTTTGCAATCTGTCAGTTATTCAATGTTTTAAACATTCCTACAAGTTTTTTCGAAAACTCCGCTTTTTTTCAGAAAGAATACGGAACAATAACCGAACAAATTTATGAAGGCTATTCAGGTGAATGGGACGTTTACAGGCTTAATGTGAATGGAGAATTCTATACAATTCTTGCGGATGATTACAATATAGGTGATAACGTTACTACATGGTTTTTATTCGGACAGCCTACAAGAACCGTATTCGGACAGCGTTAAATCTGGAAGGCTTATAGCCTTCTTTTTGTTATTCGGACAGGCATTCGGATAGCAAAAAGAAGTCCCATAAGCGGACAGGAAAGGAAAACAGTTAT